GTTAGATAGATTTTACAGGAGAAGATATAAAATATTAGGTGGTCCTGGTTGTGGTAAAACAACTAAGATACTAGATATTTTAGCTAATTATATTAAAGGAGGTATAAACTTAGATCAAGTTTTATTAATTGGTTTTGCTAAAGCGACAGTGCAAGAGCTACAGGCTAGAGTAATTAAAAAAGGTTTACTTACAGAAAAACAAGCTGAATCAATTACAACAATACATAAGTTTTGTTTAAATCAAATTGGTAAACACGACATTTTAAACTCTAGTATAAAAACAGATTTTAAAAAAAGAATGGAATCTGACCCTGACACTTGGGTTATGTTAGATGATGAAAAATACGACAGGGAAGATGAAGAGCCTGCACAATGGACAAAACAAGAAGATAAAAAAATGGCTGTTTATTATGACATAATAAATAAAGCACACCATCATACAGGTTTTGATAAAAGACATAAATACAAAAATGATTTAGATAAAATTTTAAGTTTTTTTGGAGAAAGTGAAAATGATACATACAAGAATGTACACACAGGGCAGTTAACTTATTTTTACACTAATCTTCAAAAGTTTAAAAGTCAAACAGGGGTTATTGATTTTGATGACATGTTATTAAAAGCTTTATACCCGACTGTAGAATTTCAACCATATAAACTTGTATTGGTTGATGAGGTTCAAGATCTTTCAAAATTAGAGTGGCAAGTTATATCTAAGATAGCACAAAAGACAGAAGAGTTATTTTTAGTTGGAGATGATGACCAAGCTATATTTGGTTGGAAAGGATCTGACGTATCTATATTTCAAAAGTGGCCTTGTAAAAAAGAAAACATTACACGTTTAAAAACATCTCACAGACTACCAGGAAAAATATATGATTTTGCTTTAAGCATTAGAAATGACATAAAACACAGGTTAGGTAATGAGTTTACATGTCAAAAAAGAATAGACCCGGATAAAAAAGACGAAGGACATATAGCTTATATAAATGGTTTGGATGAAATAGAGGGTTTAGATAAAGATTCTGAAATTATTTTTTGTGCAAGAGCTAAAAGTTCTTGTAGGAAATATGCGGATTTTTTAAAACATAATAATTTAATATGGTTAGAAAAATCACAAAGTGTAGATAACAGGGGTAAACTTAAAAGTTCTTTTCCTAGTAATTGTAAAGACGTAATAGAGTCTTGGCATACCCTGCAAGAAGGACACTCAATTAAAGGAACTGATTACATAAAAATGGTGAAAGAAATAAACAAGGATTTTATTTCTGAGAGAAAGAAAACTGCTTTATCTAAAAAAGATACAGCACCACCAGAATTATATGTAGCAGATGCTTTATTTTCTTACGAAGAATTAAGAAACAAATACTATTTAAACGCTCCCTTAAAAAAAATGTGGCATGAAATTTTTTACTTTGATACCACAAGAATTCAATCAGCTAAAAAACCTAAAGCTATATTTAGAGATAGAGAAGACTTTAATGACTATCTAAAAGGGTGTTGGGAAAAAAATAAAAATTTAACGACTAAAATTATATTATCAACTATCCATGGAGTAAAAGGAATGGAAGCTGAGAAAGTAGTTCTATCTGTTGAATGGGGTTACTCATTAAAAGATTACAAGATGGGTGATCAAAAAAAAGAAGACGAAGAACTTAGGGTTTGTTATGTAGGGGTTACTAGATCTAAAAAAGAATTATATCTACTTGAATTACCTGGCGAATACAAAAACCCTTTTCCACCATTACAAACTTACTTAGGAGAAAAATATGACGGATAAAAATATATTTGATGATGCGTTTCCACAAGATAAACAAATTGGAGGATCTCATTACAAAAACTTTACGATTCAACCATACGAATTTATTTCTAAAAACAATCTCTCATTCTTTCAAGGGTGTGTTGTAAAATATGTTTGTAGATATTTACATAAAAATAAGGTAGAAGACTTAGAAAAGATAATACATTATTGTCAATTAGAAATTAAAAAGATGAAAGATACAAAATGATACAAAGACCTTTATTTGCTGCACAGACAGAATGGTTTCCACCAGATGATTTTCCAGACTTATCTAAATATGATGAGATTGCAATTGACTTAGAAACTAAAGATCCGGATCTAAAAACAAAAGGCTCTTCTTCTATGAGAGGACAAGGTGATGTAGTTGGTATTGCAATAGCTGTTAAAGATTGGTCAGGCTATTATCCTATTGCACATGAATCAGGACCCAACATGGAAAGAAAAAAAGTGCTTGGCTGGTTTGCAGATGTACTTAAAACAAATGCGGATAAAATATTTCACAATGCTATTTATGATATGTGTTGGATACATAGACTAGGGTTCAAGGTTCAAGGAACAATTGTTGATACAATGATCATGACTTCTTTAGTTGATGAAAATAGATTTAGATATGACTTAAACTCTGTGGCACAATACTATACAGGGATGGGTAAAAATGAATCTGCATTACAAGAAGCAGCAAAAGAATGGGGTATTGATCCTAAAGCAGAGATGTACAAACTTCCTGCTATGTATGTAGGTGAGTATGCTGAAAGAGATGCTGAAGTAACTTTAGCTTTATGGCAAGAACTTAAAAAAGAAATAGAACACCAAGACTTACAATCAATTGTTGAGATAGAACAAAAAGTTTTCCCTTGTATATTTGATATGAAAATAAAAGGTGTAAGAGTTAGCGAATCACAAGTTGATCAACTAGACCACCAATTAAAATTATCTTATGATAAGTATATAAAAAGAATAAACAATGACACAGGTATCTACCCTGAAGTTTGGGCTGCAAAAAGTATTGAGCTTGTATGTAACAAATTAGGTATTGATGACTTTGATAGAACAGAGAAAACACAAAAACCTTCTTTTACAAAAAATTATTTAAAGAATCACAAACACCCAGTGCTTAGAGCAATTGCAAGTGCAAGAGAACTTGATAAACTAAAGAATACTTTTTTAGAATCTATTAAAAACTATGTTTACAATGGTAGAATACATGCAGATATACATCAATTAAAAGGAGACTTTGGAGGAACTATAACTGGAAGGTTGTCTTACTCTAAACCTAATTTACAACAGCTACCTAATTATACTAATGTTGGTATGGGTATTAGGTCTATATTTATGCCTGAAGATGGCCATAGATGGGGTTGTTTTGACTATTCACAGCAAGAGCCAAGACTTGTGGTGCATTATGCTTTAGCGACGTTAGGAACGACTGGAGTAGCATCTATTGCGGACAGGTACGATGAGGCAGGTAAAAATCCGGATGATTTAGATGTTCAAAAAGCAGCAGACTTTCATAGTATGGTAGCTAAAATAGCAGATATACCTAGAGGACAAGCTAAAACTATTAATCTAGGTTTGTTTTATGGTATGGGTAAAGCTAAACTACAAGCACAATTAGGTGTTACTGATCAAGTAGCTAGAGATCTTTTAGCAACGTACCACAGTAAAGTTCCTTTTGTAAAACAATTGATTCACCACACAATGGACCGTGCTCAACAAAGAGGTTGGATTAGAACTATACTAGGTAGAAAATGTAGATTTAACATGTGGGAACCGGCAACGTTCGGGATGCACAAACCACAAACATTTGAAGATGCGTCCATGGAACATGGATCACGGAACATTAAAAGAGCATTTACATACAAAGCATTAAATAAATTAATTCAGGGAAGTGCGGCCGATATGACCAAGCAAGCTATGATAAATTTAAGGGAAGCTGGTATAACTCCAATGATTCAATTACATGATGAGTTAAATGTATCCTATGAAAATGAAAAAGAAGCTGTTAAGATAAAAGAAATAATGGAACAAGCTGTTCCTCTTAAGGTGCCTAACAAAGTAGACTTCGAAGATGGAGAATGTTGGGGAGATATAGTTAATAACCAAGAGGAGCAAGTAGATGAGGATTTTTAATGGCTTACTTAAATGCAAACATACCAGCAACTTATGCACAAATAAGAAGAGAATATTTATATGATTGTAAAAAACATCACGGAGAAGTTGAAGACTGCATTGTGTTTGGTCTTAGCGCTCTTACAGGCCGTGCTATATTATTTCATGCTATTATGGAAAACGGTGCAATATTTTATCGCTTACCAATTAGCGCGTTTATTCAAAAGGGATTTGATGCATCCGGAGTGCCCGCAAGACGACTTGATGAACTACAGCTCTGGAATAGTTTTTCTTATTATCCTTCTGTCAATCGTTGGGATATTTTAGACGGACAAGCCGGTAAGTATATCGGAAAAGATAAAAAATGGCACCCAGGTAAATATTTATTTACCGTTGACTTTGCACATCCAGATAGTAATATACTAGACACTGATCATTCAGAGATACCGCACGAACATAAGTGCGCTCACATTATTGCCTTAGATGATGGTAATTTTGCAGCACAACCTAACAACAGATGTATATGGGACCTACCTTCTTTCACGGTGAAAGATAGTACTCCTGACTGGAAAGTGCAGACTTCTGAATGGAATGTAGAAGATAGCAGGGCTTGGCGTACTGAAGATACCGACAAGTTCTTCTATGAAATCGAGGAGAAAAAAAATGATTAATAAATTAAAAAGTAAAGCTATGCATTACTGGTCAGACCACAAGATCGAATGTCTTGTAGTTGCTATTCTTGTTGTAGCTTACATCGTTAAATAATGAATATAGCAGAATTATTTAAAAAGAATTTTGTATTAGTGCCCGTAATAGCTTCTGTACTTTTCGGAACATTTACGGGCGTTAAGTATATTGTTAATTTAACAGATACAATTAATGATAATCAAAATAAAATTGTAAATCTTCAAAGAGATTTAACTGCAGCTCAAGAAAAAATTACAGATCAAAATACAAGATTAACTTCTGCGGAGTCTACATGGCAAATGGCAGAAAATTTATATAGACAACTAGCAGACCAGGTTAGAGAACACAGCTACGATATTAAAGATTTAAATAGATAGGATTTATGAACAATGGAGTATTGCAGGATGAGTTACAGATTTACAGCAATATTGATTTTATTATTCATAGGTCTAACTATGTTTGCAAAGCCAGCATACCCAAGAAACGATTATCTAACTAATGGGACTAATAGCTGCAGAACTGGTGAAGTCGATGTTAGAATCGAAACAGAAAACAGAGACAATGATTATAGACATAATTCTAGTTCTAATGACTATGATAATGATTCTGATAATGATCGTCTTAGTGTAACTTATAGACATTACATAGGCACAGCTTGCACAAAAGAATTTAGAAAAGTGCAGCAAGAAAACATGGAACTTAAGCAACAACTAGAACTAATGAAAATGTGTGGAAGAGTTAATAGTAACCCAACATTAAAACACAATCCTAGTTTTAATTTATTAGTATCTAAATGTGTTGGTGTTGCTCCAACAGGAAACAACACTAGACCCACAGATGACAAGAGTCTTTGGGATAATATGAAAGATGGGTACAAAAAAGACAACCCTGACCTCACTTTAATGGGTGATAAGATCATAGGGCCTAGTAAAAGCAAATTGAAAATCCCACCAAAAGACTATATACTTCCTATACCAAAACTTGAAAAATGAAGATATCAGAGAACACTTCTGTAAGCATGCCTGTCAAGAACATGCTAATGATCATCGCCGGTGTCGTAGCGGGCGTGTTTGCATATACAGAGATTACAGCTAGACTGACATCACTAGAGACATCAAGAGAATTGTTTCAAGCAGATCTATTAAAGAAGTCAGAACAACTGCCCACGGATCAGGAACAATACATGTTGATAGAAGATTTATACAAGACAACAGAGAAGTTAGAGATAACTCAAGAACAAAACATGACGAACAAGGTTAATATAGAATTTTTAAAAGCGCAACTAGAAAAAGCATTAACTGATGTAGAACAATTGAAAGATAAAGTTAGAGCTAATGGTAGTGGTAGTCATGACTGAAATAGTGATAGCGTTGTTGATGATAGTTAATGGTGAAATAAAAGAACATAGAATACAAGACTCTATGTCTACTTGTTTAAAAGCTAAACGTATTGCAATGAGATCAAGTACAAATCGTATAGACTATCAATGTATAAAATCGAAAGCAGAGACAGAGATTTACATGGGTGAGAAATCAATTGTAAAACTTATATTAAAATAGTATAAAAACAATAATGAAAGTATCAGCAGAAATAGTTAATGGTAAGTGTCCGACATGTGAAGAGTATACAATGTTAGTTGGTTTAACTCCTGAATTATATAGATGTATGAATTGTGGATCAGATCTACAACAACATGTAAATGGAAAGATAACTTATTTACCTATTATGGCTTCACGTAAAGATAACAAAACACACTTTGTAAAGGAATGGAAAGATGGATAAAAAAAAGAAACTACAAAAGCATAGTAAACATCACAGTAAAAAACATATGAAAGAAATGAAAACTGATATGAAAAAAGGTGATTCATTTACAAAAGCACACAAGAAAGCACTTAAAAAAGTTGGTAAATAGTGGCTAAACAAAGTTTTAAATTCTATACACCTCGTGATAAACCCAAGAAACGTGGACCACGGAAACATAAAAAATCATTAAATAAGTCAGAAAAACGTCAAAAACGTACTAAAAGATACAAAGGCCAGGGTTGACAAACATCCTCTAGTATCCTATATAGAAAGAATGAAAGGAAGAAATATGAAAACAGTAACAATAAATGTTAGTGGTGCATCACAAAGTCAGTGGTCTACATTTTTATTAGAACTTAATCT